ACCCGATATAGCATACCTACTACTGCTAAACATGTAGACTATGATACCTTTAGACTTGTAAAAGATGATTCATTAAGTGTAGGTGGTGGTAGTTTAAACGTTTTAGATTACAAAGATTACCTAGATAGTTTTGTTACACAGGAAGATCAAACAGATGTAGGTAGTGTACCTCGTAGTGTTTTTAGAACTCCTGATAATAACTACGGTTTATATCCTTATCCTGATAAGGCATACTCTTTAAAGTACGAATTGTATTCATATACAACTTCCTTATCTGCAGCTACAGATGTTCCTGTAATACCAGAGCAATACAGAGCCGTTATAATAGACGGTGCAACTGCATATGGGTATCAGTACAGGGGTGAAGCAAATCAATTTCAATTAAACTTTCAAAGGTTTGAAGCAGGTATAAAAAATATGAGAAGTCTTTTATCTAACAGGGTAGATTATATAAGATCTAAAATGATTACACGATCATCTAAATCTGTAAGTATGTTTGGTTAAGGTTTAAATATGGCAGACGAATCAGGTCTTAATCCATTTATCTTTCCATGTAAAGGTGGTTTAGTACTTAACCGTTCTACTTTTACTATGGACCCCGGAGAAGCATTTGAGTTGCAAAACTTTGAGCCTGATATTAAAGGTGGCTACCGTAGGATAAATGGATATTCTAAATGGAACGCTAACTTAGTTCCTCATACTTCTGCTACTTCTGAAAAGGTACTTATGTCTGCGTACCACAAAGGCGAGGTAATAGCTGCTAGAGGTACTAAAGTATTTAGATCTACAGGTGCAAGTAATGCACTAAACGGTGCAATTAATAATTCAGCTACTACACTTACACTGGATAGCACTGCAGACTTTAGTACAACAGGTACTATACTTGTAGGTACAGAACAGATTACTTACACAGGTAAAAGTACTACACAACTTACTGGTTGTACAAGAGGAGCAAATAGTACTAGTGCTGCAGCACAGGCAGATAATGCAACACTTACACAGTACTGGACGCAGATAGATACAGGTCGTACAAGTGCAAGTAAATATACTTTTTATAGACAGAACTTAGCGGGTACTGATATAATAGTATTTGCAGATGGGGCTAACAATGCATCATACTTTGCTTCTGGTAACTCTGTAACTGACATAAATGGCACAGGTGCACCAGCAAACCCTAAGTTTGTAACAGGTCATAAGAACACTTTATTCTTTGCAGGTATGTCTAGCAATCCACAGGAGATAGTTTTTACTTCGCCTTACTCAGCTACAGACTTTGCGGCAGCTAACGGTGCAGGATCTATTGTAGTAGAAAGTCCTATTACAGGATTGTTTCCGTTTCGTGATGATCTTATTATATTCTGTGAAGAACGTATATTTAAACTTTCAGGTAATAGTATAGCTGACTTTCAGTTAGTTCCTATATCTCGTAACATAGGATGTATGAATGGGTTTACGATACAGGAATTTGCAGGTGACATTGTATTCTTAGGTAGAGATGGCCTTAGAACTGTAGCTGGAACTGAACGTATTGGTGACGTAGAGCTTGGAAGTATTAGTACACCAGTACATCAGTTGTTTAATGTACATAGTACGATAGACGAATTTGATTCTCTGATTGTACCTGACAAGACACAGTATAGAATATTTTTTGTAAACTCTTCTACTACTGCAAAGAAAACAACAAAGGGTGTTATTGCTCACAGATCAAAAGATGGTTATGAGTTTTCTGAGACGTTTGGATTACAACCTTCCTGTACGGATTCTATAAATGAAGATGGTAAAGTGTATGTATTACATGGTGGATATGATGGATATGTATACAGACAAGAGCAAGGTAATACTTTTGATGGAGACAATATAATTGGTCGATACAGATCACCTGACTTAACTATGGGTGATGCAGGTATTCGTAAAAACTTTCAAAGAGTTATTATTAACTATGCACCTGAAGGTGTAGTAAACTCTGACTTGTTTTTACGATATGACTATGAAGACCCTAATGCCCCAAGACCTGCAGCCTATCCATTTGACAGTAGCTCTATCGTTGCTATATATGGAGCAGGAGCATACGGTACTGTTACTTATGGTGGACAGTCTCAACCTTTGGTAAGACAGGCAGTAGAGGGTAGTGGTTTTGCAATAGCACTAAGGGTTGTTGACAATGGTACATCAGAGCCTTATTCACTTAAAGGCTTTCAGTTAGAGTTTGATGCAGCCGCAAGGCGTTAAAGGAGAATTAAATGGCTGGTTATACACGGCAGTCCACATACACAGACGGTGACATTATTGACGCAGCAGACTCCAATGACGAGTTTGATCAACTTTTAGCTTCTTTTAATGCTTCCTCTGGACACACGCACGATGGCACTTCTGCAGAAGGTGCGCCAATTACTAAGCTATTAAGTAACACACTTACGTTTGGTGCAGCTACTTCAGGTACAGATATTACTGTTACCTTTGACGGTGAAAGTAATGATGGTGTATTAAAGTGGATGGAAGACGAAGACTACTTTGAGTTTTCTGATGACATACTTGTAGCCTCTACTGAAAAGATACAGTTTCGTGATACCGCTATTTATATTAACTCATCTGCTGATGGTCAACTTGATCTCGTAGCTGATACAGAAATACAGATTGCTGCAACTACCATTGACATGAATGGTGCTGCAGACATCTCAGGTAACTTAGCTGTAGGTGGTAATCTTACAGTTGCAGGTAATGCTACAGTAACAGGCACTACAACATTTAATGGTGGTACACTTACATTAGGTGACTCCGCCAGTGACAATGTAGTATTTGGTGCAGATGTTGACTCACACATTATACCTGACGATGATGACACATTTGACCTTGGTAGCTCAAGCCAACAATGGCGTAACATATATATTGATGGTAGTGCCTACATTGATGGACTTGCAGAAGATATACTTGTAGCTACTGACAAGAAGGTAGGCTTTCGTGACAGTGCTATCTACATTAACTCTAGTGCAGATGGTCAGCTAGACATTGTTGCAGATACTGAGATACAAATTGCAGCTACAACAATAGACATTAACGGTGCAATCAATGCAAGTGGTGAGATTATTGCTGCCTCGTTGGACATTAGTGGTAACATTGATGTAGACGGTACAACTAACTTAGACGTAGTTGACATTGACGGTGCAGTAAACATTGCCGCTGCAACTACAGTAGCTACAGATAACAAGATACAGTTTCGTGACACTGGCCTGTACATTAACTCTAGTACAGATGGACAGTTAGATATTGTAGCTGACACTGAAGTACAGATAGCTGCAACTACAGTAGACATTAATGGTGCAGTAGATGTATCAGGTAATCTATCTGTAGGTGGTAATTTAGATGTTACAGGTACATTTGATCTAAGCGACTCAAACTTTACTAATGCAGGTGACATACAGCTAGACAGTATTACTGGTGACTCAGATACAAACACTAGCATTGCATTTAGTGGATCAGATGTAATTACGGTTACTACTGGTGGTGAGACACAAGTTACATTTAACAATGGTTCTATTCTACCTACAACTGACAATGACGTAGACTTAGGATCTAGCTCACTAGAGTTTAAAGACTTGTACATTGATGGTACTGCCTATGTAGATGCCATTAACTTTAATGGTACTGCAATATCTGCTACTGCAGCAGAACTTAATATCATGGATGGTGTAACAAGTACTGCAGCAGAGCTTAACATTCTTGATGGCGTTACGTCAACTGCAGCAGAACTAAACATACTTGACGGTGTAACATCTACTGCCGCTGAGTTAAACATCCTTGATGGTGTTACAGCTACAACTGCAGAGATAAACCTTATTGATGGTGATACTTCAAGAGGTACTACAGCAGTAGCAAGTGGTGACGGTATCCTTATCAATGATGCTGGAACTATGCGTATGACTAATGTAGATACAGTGTCTACATACTTTGCAAGTCACAACGTAGGTGGAGGTAACATTGTTACTACTGGTGCATTAAACTCAGGTAGTATTACTTCTGGCTTTGGTGCTATAGATAATGGTTCATCTAACATTACTACGACAGGTGTAGGCTCTTTTGGCTCACTAGATATTAGTGGTGCTATAGATGTAGATGGCACTACCAACTTAGATGCAGTAGACATAGACGGTGCTGTAGATATGGCAGATACTCTGCAGGTTACAGGAGTAGCTACACTTACAGCTACTGCAATAGCTAATGCAGGTGTATCTGTAAAGAACGGAGCTACATCTGCTGGCTTTGTAGAGTTCTTTGAGGACTCAGATAATGGCTCAAACAAAGTAACACTAATAGGACCAGCATCTACTGCAGATGTGACCTTGACTTTACCTGCTGCTGCTGGTACAGTTGCAACAACAGATGACGCCACAGCCCTAGCCATTGCGCTTGGTTGATATAGGAGAAAACAATGGCTAATACTTTTAAGACAATTACAAGGGATGTAGCACCAGCTAGTGCTGGCACAGCCGAAACAATATACACAGTACAGTCTGGTAGTACAGTAATTATACTTGGGCTATTCTTATGTAACGTACACAGTTCACAGGTTACTGCCTCAGTAGACTTTGTAAGTACAACTACCCAAACAAGTCAGACACAGAACACTACGGCACAGCTAGTTAAAGATGTAGCCATACCTGTAGGATCATCTTTGTCTGTACTTGATGGTAAAATTGTAGCTAACGTAGGTGACATAATTAAAGTAGACTGTTCTGTAGCTGACAAAGTTTCAGTAATAATGAGTTACATGGAGATAACCTAATGGCAGGATATATTGGCTCTAGGGCTGTAAGTGTAAACACTACGTCAGCTACCCTCACTGATGACCTAACGATAGGTGACGATCTTACCGTTACTGATGACATGACTGTTGGTGGCACTCTTGGAGTTACAGGTGTCTTAACTGCAACGTCTTTGGACATATCTGGTGACATAGATGTAGACGGTACAACTAACTTAGACGTTGTGGACATTGATGGTGCTGTTAACATGGCAACGACTGCTCTAGTAACAGGCGTGTTAACTACTACCGCAGCCACGGTATTTAATGGTGGGTTTGCGGCAGGTGGCGTTGGTACGTTTGCTGATGGCTCTGCTGGTGCTCCTTCAATTACAAATACAGGAGATTTAAACACAGGCATATTATTCCCTGCGGCAGACACGGTTGGTTTTAGCACTGGTGGCACAGAACGTATGCGTATTACAACTGACAAGGTGCAGTTTAATGTAGACGCAAAGGTTGGTACAAATGACGCACACGATTTAGGTGCAAATGGCGCACGTTGGAAAGACCTTTACCTTTCAGGTACGGCAGATATTACAGGCGTCCTGACCACTGGAGATCGTGTGGGCGTTGATACTGCTACAGAGTACGATGGCACAGCTTTAACCGCCGCTTTAACTGTTAGCGGAGGCTCTACCTCTGGCTCTATACTACAGGGATTCCGAACAGCAAATTCTTTATTTGTGCTATCTATGTCGGCTGCTGGTAGGAGTTATTTTGCTACCACGGGCGCTCAGTCTCAAATACACCTTCAGACAGGAACAACAGTAGGCTCTGCTACAACCAAAATGACCATTGAAGCAAATGGTGATGCGATGATCAATGACGGAAACCTAGTAATCGGCACATCAGGTCACGGCATTGATTTTGCTGCTACTAGTGGCTCTGGAACAAGTGAGCTATTTGATGACTATGAAGAGGGCACTTGGACACCTGTTCTTAGAGGCACGGGTGGTGTTTCTGGTCAGTCTTATTCTAGTGCAACAGGTACTTATACCAAGGTAGGTCGTACCCTAGTTGCCTCATTTTCAGTTGTTCTGGCAGATAAAGGAAGTATGTCTGGAGATTGTATAGTAGCTGGTCTTCCGTTTACTTCTATAAGTGCGTCAACGGGAGGTGGCGTTGTAGGTTTTATTAACAACACTGGAGTTACAATTACCGATGTTACTATTAATGGAGCAGTTGGTCAGGCTTATGCATTTCTTCAATACATAAATCAAGGAACAACTTATGTAAATAATCTTAATATACTTACAGATACCACCCGTGTAGATGGTGTAATTACTGTACAAGTAGCATAACAAATTATCTGTAGTGGATTCTACAGACAGACAGTCCATTACCATAGGAGATAAAAATGGCAAACGGTGATATAACAAAAGAAATAGAGTACGATAAAATAGAAGTCGTGCAAACTTGGAACATACAAGTTCGCAAGGCAACTGTAATTATGGAAGAACAGGCAGACGGTTCTAAGACTGAAATTAGTCGTACCTTTTACAGACACGTTCTTCAGCCATTTACTTCAGTAAAAGCTGATGATGATAGCTGGACACACACAGCCACAGACATTTCTGGTGAAGCTGCAAGTGTACAAGCCATAGCTACAGCAGCATGGACGGACGATGTTAAGGCTGCATACAAAACTATGCGTGAAGCACAA